ACTTTTGCTGATTCTATTTCTTTTACTATTGTATCTGATAACGCTTCGTTATCTAAATAAGTTAATGTTATAAAGTCTATATTATCTTGTGTTAATATTTCTTTGTCTACCCAAAATGCAGAAGCAGGGTTGTAGTCTAACCATATATCACCTGAAGTTCTAATAGCCATTTGATAATAAGAATCAAAGTCAATGTTATTACATTCGTTTACGTATAATATATTTCTTCTTGCACCACGTAATTTGTCAGGTTGGTCTACACTAAAGAATTCAATGTAACTACCATTTGCAAATGTATATTTTAAAGTAGACTTATTAAAGTTAGCATCTGTGTATCTACCTAAAGCCATTATGATTTTTAAGAAATCTTTTAATGCACCCCTACGTAAATGTGGTATTGATTCTGATACTACACTTATTTCAAGCATTGGTTCTTTTATTGCTTTGTCAATTAGCAAAGGTAATATACCAAAAGTTTTGCCTGCAGATGTACCACCCCGAATAACTTTAATACGTTGTTTTAAACGCAATAACTTTTTAATTGCAGTAGTTACTATAAATTCCATATAATAGTGGCTTAAATGTCGTCTAATGTATCTATATTAAATATAGGTTGTTCATTAGTTACATTTATATCTTTTGTTTCACGTGGTTTACCTGCATAGTAATTATAGAATAATTGTGTAAATTTAAAATCACCTTTTTCTAAACCCTTTTCTAATGCCATAAATGCTAATGGTTCTAATGCACCTAACTTTTCAATCAATGCAACTTCTTCTGATTTAGGTTTACGACCTGCGTTCTTATTACCCCCGTTGTATTTTCTTTTATCTTCCATAATCAAATAATATCATTAATGAAATAATAATAAATAAAAACTATAGTTGTTTAATCTATTAGTTCATCTATATCAATGTTATGCTTTTCTAATAGTTCATATATCTTTTGAAACGTAATATCAATTCCTTCTTCTACTTCTAAATCGCCTGTTGATTCAAATAACTTTTCCTTGGTGTTATAAACCAATTCAAATATAAAGTTTGCCATATCTACAGCTTTAATAGTTGTTAGGTATTCTTGGTTATCTTCAGGTAGATTAAATTCTAATATTGCTTTCATAGGTTTACTTGTATTTTTAATGTTGAACAACTTAATTTGTGTACTTCGTTTAATTGGTTACAATATTTGCAACCTAAATTATTATTCCAATACATATCACAATTATCAGCATCTTCTTCTCTATTAAAAAAACCATAAGATTGTAAAAATTCTGATGCAGGTGCAGTGTATCTATAACACGTTTCTTTTGATGGGCAAAGAGTATCTTCGCATTTTGATATATCTGCCATAGTTATTTATTATAAAGTTTTGCTAATTCTATTGTTACTTCTTTCCAATGTTCTGTCTGTTGCATCTTACCGGAACATACTATTCTGTTATATTCTTTGCTGTATTTATTATATAGTATTTCTGCACGTTCTTTTGGTGTCATAATATTATTATTAAAGTTATTGATGTTATTATTACTATTGTGCTTATCCAAGCTAATACTTCTACTACTGTTTCTTCTTGTTTTGGTGTCATAGTTTTATGTTTTTATTCATTGTGTAAAATGCTTCAAGTCTATCTTGAATTAATGTGTGTTGTGTTGTTCCCTTTGTATTTGTCATAAGGTTGTTTAGTTCATCTATTATTTTGTATTCGTATCTTGGTGTTTCTATTTGTTCTTTTAGTTGTTTTTTTAGATTATAGTTTTCTAATGTTAGTTTATGTATTTCGTGTTTTGCTTTTTCTATATCTGTTAGTTCTTTTAGTTCTGTTTCATCCATTGTAAAGTAAGATAGTATTGTTTGTTTGAACTTTTTTAATTCAGGGTTATATTCTTCATACATTTTATAGTTCTTTAATGCGTGTATAACTGTAGCGTGGTTTAATTCTAATGTATCACCTATTGCTTGAAGTGTTTTGTTTGGCTTTAATTGTTTTAGTACATTACAATATAATGAACGCATTTCTACAGTTTGTCTATTACGTGTTCTTATATCTATGTTTGTGTTTGTTTCTTGTTTTATTATTTCTTTTAATCTTTCTGTTATTTCCATTTTAAAAAAGTGTTATTTGATTTGTATTAATATTGTTCCACATTATTTTTATATCGTTTCTACCATTATCTTTTGTAATTGGTATGCAGATATTTTCCCCCCAAAGTTCTATCATTCTTTGTACACAAACTTTTTCTTTGCCGAGGTCATAAAATATTTCTTTTAAACCACCTGCGTTGCTTCCATTAGCAGGGGCAGAAAAAGCATATAAAGTAGTACGCCCTGTTTTTTTACCAAGTTTAATTACCTGCATAGCAAAATCCCTATCTTCTTTGCCTTCCACATATTCCCGATAGCGTAAACCAAACAATTTAGTGTTATCTACAAATACACAAGAATCACAAAAGCTATTTAAAACCATATCTTTATTAGCTGACCAAGCAAACTGTCTATATTCTAAAGAACCTAATGCAATATCATTATTTATAAATTGTTCTTGTGCTTGTTTTAAAGCATCGAAATCAGTTCTTATTAACTTTGTACCTTCACGATAAAATAAACCTGTTAAATCATCATCTAATTGCCAATAGTTATGTATTGAATTATTTTCTGTATATTCTTTTATATAGTTTCTTACAAAAGTTATTCCACCATTATTAATTGGTAAAACTAAATAATTAAAGTCAGGATACTTGGCTTTGTATTTATCATAATCTTGTGGTTCAACTACTGCTGTAATATTTTGTATTGTGTGGTCTGCAAATTTTAACAAAGTTGAATTATCAATTCTATTTTTTGTTGGTATAAATATATTTAGTGTTTCCATATTAAAATAATTTAGTTTGATTAGTTACTTTTTCTATGCAGATTCTTTCTGCTTGTTTCTTGCTTAATAAAAAACCTTTATCAGTTCCACCTTTAGCACTTTTAAATCCATCAAACAGTGCAGGTTTATTAAACTCATAGTATTGTTTTAAATGTTTGGTAGCAAATATATAAAATTCTTTTTCATTACCTATTACATATAACCAACTTTGATTCTTGTAAATACCACTTTCGTATTTTGTGTAACCATAATCACGTTCAATACCTATAAATAAATTACCTGTTTCGGTAAAGCGTTGGTCGTTTTTAATTTCAATACCTTGCCTATTTTCACCCTTTTCAAATTGTTCTTTTAACAAAGTGTAATGGCTTAAATTAATGTTTTTTTGTTTACAGAACCAATCCATTATGTATGATTCAAATTCGTAACCTTTTTCTTGTTTTCTTGTTGTTGTCATTTTTATAAATTTAGGTAACCTGTTTTATCCATTTTCATTTTTAATAATTCTTCTGCAGGTTGTTTACATTTATACATATATTCCCTGTAGTAAATAACAAAACTAATGCGTAACCAATCTTCTTCAGTATTAATAAAGTCTGTATTTCCGTGCCACTTGTGTACGTCTACAAAAAGTATATCAGTGTTTTGTAAATCTATTGCTACTTTGTATTGTGGTAAACAAAAGTAACCACCAGTCCAATCGCCTTCTCGGTATGCAATTAAGTTACCAAAACCATCAGGGTAATCACCTGCATCTTGATGAACTGCTGTTCTAAAGTTTTTATTAACTGTTACTGTAGTAAAAGCTGTATCACCTATTACATAGTTTTGGTTTGTACCTTGTGCTATTGCTTTTTGTTTTGCATAATGGTCAGGGCAAAGTTCTTTATATTTGTCATCAACAAATTTTACAAATGGTATTCCTGATTTATATTTATCAAAGTAATTTTTAGCAAAAGCAGTCTTACGACAATATTTAACCATAGCCCCTGAATCCATAAACCCAACGCTACCTGATTCAACTTTATTACCTACAGTAATATTGCTAACTGAACCATCTTTACGGATACGTTTGTGGCTGCTTCCTGAAGCGTAACCCCTGCTTTCTGTTACTTCAATACTATCTTTAAATGAATTAACCCCTAACATTAAAGTTTCTAATGGTATTGCATTTTTTCTAAACCTAAATAACAAATTACCATTTACATCGTAACCATCAGCATCTTCTGTAATTAACAAATCATAATTATTGCTATTAAGGTATTTGCCTTTTAACTTTTCTGCTTGTTCGTCTGTTAATTGTTTTTTTAATTTATAAGTTTCCATATTTTTCTTTTAAAATAATTAATAGTAAATCGCTTAAATTTCCTTTTTGTTGGTATTCTGCACCAAATTCTTTTTTAATACCTTTTTTACATAACGCTTTAAATTGTTTTAATTCTTCTACACTAAAATAAAGCATTGTAGTGGTAATTTCTGTGTTGTCTATTGGTGAATTATCTGTACCCCAATCATCTTCAAATAATTTCATAATTTAGTTTGTTTTTAGTTTTAATAAATTCCAACATTCAATATACCTTTGTCTTGCTTTTCCTTTGTGTAATTCTTTAAAGAGTTGATATATTTTTTTAGTATATTCATATTTAGTTTTACATTCTGCTAAATACTTTTCTGCATATTTTTTACCATATCCTTTGCAATAGTTTACATTATCAGCTGTATCACCTATTATCATTTGTTCATAGAAGTTATATAATGCTTCTTCTTCTGATATATCATAGATACATTTGTGTTTAATATGGTAGTTATACATCAAGCAAGGGAATTGTTTATAGTCTTTATCTATTGAAACTATTATTACATTGTCCCTGCCTATTGTGTTTGATAGTTCATACCAGTATTTAGCTACTACATCATCAGTTTCGCATCCGTAACCATAAATAGAATTATATTGTTCTTTTACGTATTGGTGCATTTCATTTAGTAATGGTGGCAAATTATTGTAGTCTCTGTTTGCTTTATATTTTGGGCTTATGTGTTTTCTAAAATTACCTTTAGAACCTGAAAATGTTTTTACTTCGTTTATTTCGTAAATATCTTCAAGGTAGTTTATAATAGACATAAACACTTCATCAAATTTTACTATTGAATCTTCTATGTTATGGTGGAATCCATCATCTTCTAGTGTTTCACGTTTCTTGTAGCAGCTTGAAAATATCAAACTATCTGCATCAAATAAAACTACCATTAGTTTAATTTTTGATTATTAATTATTAACTTTAAAATATAATCGTAAACGCTTAATTCACGTGTAGTACTGTTTATCATAGATTCTAATTGGCTATCATTTAATTCAGTTTTACCTGTCATTAATTCATCTACGTATTGTTTTAGTTCCCTATCTAAACCTATTATTTTACATTGTATTTTAATTAGTGCTTGTTCGTACATTATCTTATTTTTAAGTTGTTTAAATTAAACATTGTTTCATCGTAATTTAAGACTTCTTTTACTTCTTGTTCGTAAGTATCAGAGTAATTAAATTGTGCTTTTATAGCTTCTGTAATTTCTTCTAATTCGTGTTTCACATAAGTGTTTTCTACTTCTGCCATTAACCAAGTAATGTTTTCTAATCTGTCAATAATTTCTTGCTGTGTCATAGTGTTTTGTTTTTATTTGTTATTTTATTTCTTCAATTTCAACTCCTGCAATAGGGAACATTCTAATTTGTTCTGCAAACTGATAATGATTTACCTGTTCAATATTTTCACCTAATACAAGTTTTAATTTAGTTAATCTTTTAAATATAGGTGTTGTAGTAACTAATTTCAATACTGAATCATTTGGTATTGTTATTTTTACTTTTTTAATATTTTGCTTTGTCATTGTTTTTAGTTGTTTAATTATATATGCAAATATAAACAAGTTATTTACATTAAAAAACTTTTTATTAAAAATTAACATAATATTAACAAAATAAAAAAAGCTACCTTTTATTAGATAGCTTTTGAATTATTATTTTTCTGTATACTTCATTTACAGATTCTTTATTGTTACCACGTTTCCAAAGGAAATCCATTATCCTATTTATTCTTTGCAGTGGTGATTGTTTACTCTTTGTCATTTTGTTTCTTTGTATCTTGTATTATTCTTTCTAAATATAAAAGTCCATCTTGTAGTTCTTCTCTGAAGTGAATCATCCATTCTAACGTACTTAAATCTGTTCTATCTAATGTTGTATTATATTTCTTAATTCCTACTTCAGAACGCTGTTTAAATTGTTCTATTACTGATTGTACTATTGTATCTTTCATTTGTTTGCTTGTTTAATTAAATAATACCAAAGCCAAATTAGTTTGGACCTTATAAATTCATAAAATACTATTATTAATATATAATTCATTTGTTAAATCTTTTTGCGTGTTGTTTGTAAAGTTCCATTGTTTTTTTTAGTGCATCGTATTCTGTAAATTCAATATCGATGTTATTTTCTTTGTAAGTATATTGTTCTAATCTATTTGATATTTTAAATTTTATAACTTTATACTTCTTTGTATATTGTATTGGCTGTATTACGTATGCTAAATCATTTTTAATGCAAATATACATCGCTTGTATTTCTGATTCTTTTGGTAGGTAACTTGCTTCTTGTTTTTTACTCATTTAATTTTAAAAAATCAGCATAACCATATTCCGCAAACCATTCTTTATTTTTTTTGTATTTGTCAATTACTGCATTTATAAATACTAATTCATCTATTGAACTTGTTTGCAGCTTACTTACTATTTCTTCAATGCTGTTTAAAATGTTAGTAGTAGTTTCAGGGTCGGTATTATAAATTATTTTATATTCGTTTCTTACTACTTCTTCTAAATCTTTGTTCAAACTATTTATTTTATGTTTTACCTGTTGCTTGTATTGTGTTGTAAAAAATAATGATTCGTTTGCTTCAAGTAATAATTGACTTAATAATACTGATTTTAAATACTCTTGTTGTATTACGTTGTTTTCCATTGTTTTGCTTTTGTTATTTCTAAATATGCTACTTCTTTTTCTATTTTGTTTGTGTTGAAAAATTGTGTTGTAGCAGGGTTTTTAAAATTAGTTTCCCATTGTGGTACTATTAAATTTAAATTAAAAGAATAAATACCTTTTGGGGTTGAGTTAAAATACATTGGTGTATCTAAATGCTTTTCACATTCTTGTTTCATAGCATCGTACTTTTTCTTTTCAAGTAATAAAGTACTGTAATGTGCTTTCCTGCATTTTAATTCTAATCTATGTCCTGTAGTGGGACTATAACAATCCCACCTTGACATTTGATTTTTTGCTTTAACTAAATCAGGATATACATTTTCTTTTAACCAAGTAAATAAATCAGATTCTTTCCAATTTATCATTTATACTTTATATTCGTTATAAACTTTTCGTAGTTCATCAATTTTACCTTTCCAACAAGAACCACAAGAACTTAACTGCAAACGATAATTAAATACATTTAAGTATATTTCACTAATTACATTTTGTTCTTCAATAGTTAATGTATCTTTAGTTGGTGCAATTAAATCTGTTAAAGCGTTGTAATCTTTTTCAGTTAAACAATTAATGTTTCTGTTGTAAGAAAATAACTGATTTAACTTTGCTTTACGTTCATCGCATCCACAATCTAAACCTGTTGCTTTGCTAAACATTTCTACTGCTGCTTTAATTCCTGTAGCTGTTGTTATTTGTTCTACAGTGTCGCCTAAACCTTGTGCTTTTTTAGCCATAATTTTAAATTTTAATTAATAAATATTTGTGTAATCATTTGTTATGTAATCTTGGTAATCATTTTCGAACTTGTTTTTTAATATTTCTTTGTAATTTTTAATGCTATGAAATATACTAATTAAACTAATATTAGTTTCTGCAGCAATATCACGCATAGACATATCTGTATCACGATATAATTTAAACAGCTTGCGGTCATACCAATGCCAATTATCTATTTCTTCATCAATCATTAAACAAATATCGTTGTAAGCATTTTGTTCTTCTATGTTTGAGTTATCAAATAATTCCCAACATCCATCAAAAGGTACTTTATTAATAAGTTTCTTTTTATTGTAATATTGGTAATATAAAGAACGTAACGTGAAAAACATATAGCCCTTGCGTACATTTCCTTTATCATCTATTAACTTTTCTGCATTTGCATACTTCATTAAAGCAATATAAGATTCTTGTACTATATCTTCAGCGTAGTCATACTCACCAAGTTTTTGAATAGTTTTAACCCATTCCTTGTGGTGTTTTGCTACCTGTTCAAGCCATTTGAAGTTGTCCATAAAAAGTTAAAGGATATAAATAATATTACTATTTGTATTGTGTGGTCTGTTTCAATATCATATACATCGTTGTTATATAATGCACCAAACATTACTCCTTTAATTGGCGTTATTATTACATCGCATTCAAAGAAACTTGTTGCAAAAAATACTAATGATAAAATAACTACTAATGCTACTGTAAATAATTCCATAATTTTACTTTTTTATATATGCTGTTTTTTTTTCTGTCGTTACTTCTGCTATTTGTACTTCAATATTAACGTGGGTTAATTCTGTATCTACTTTTTTTAAATTTTTGATTAAAGTTTCTATTTCTAACCAATCGTATTTAGATTCCATTTCTACTAATTGTTGTAAATATAACAACTTTTCATTCAAGTCTTTGAAATAACTTATTAACATTTTATTATCTGAATTTAATACTAACATTCTTGCTGCAGATGTATGTAATTCGTTTAAATGTGTTTTAATTGTTGTTTGCATTGTTTATTGTTTTATAAATTTAAAAATATGTTCTACTATCGGTAAAGTCCAACCATCACCTAATAAACTACCTGCTTTTGCAGTTGTAAGTATATCGCAATAATTATCAGGAAATCCTTGTAATCTACACATTTCAATTTTGTTTACTGTTCTAATATATTCTTTTTCATAAATTAATAATGTGCCAAATTTTTCTCTGTTAATTAAATAGTGTTGAGCTTCTTTAGATTTTTCATCTTTATAAGAAAATGAATTATACAAACCTGCTAATAAACATTTAGATTTTTCTCTGTTTACTTCACCACTTGTAATAATATCTTTAAATAATACCTCCTTATCTTTAGGTTGTGGTATATCTGTAGTTATATCAAACATTGTTTGTATTGTTTTTATATTACTCCAATAATATCTATCACGTAATTGAGCAGTAACTAAACTTGAATTAATACGCACTGGATAAACTCCTAAAGCTCTTGACATAATACCTACATCTAATTTAGAAGCACTACCTACGTTTTCTTGTAAAAATAATACATTAGGGTTTAACGCTTTTATGTGTTCTAATATTTCTACAAATGTAAAAAACAAACTTGACTTTTTACCATTAATACCTGCACGTTTACCTGCAGCACTTAAATCTTGGCAAGGTGAACCTGATAAAACTAAATCAATACTTTTCCAATTAATATCCCATTCTCTCCATTTAGTAACATCACCAACCTGTATTGTATCAGGAAAATGGTATTGTGTTAATTCAATAGCATAAGGTTTAATTTCACTTGAATAGTATTTATTTACTTTAATGCCTACATTTTCTAATGCTTGGCGACCTGTATTCATTCCGTTAAATAAAGATAGTACATTCATATTAAAATATATCTTTTAATGGGTCATAAAAAGCACCTTCAACTTGTGGTAATCCAAAACTATTAACTTTAAATGAAAAGTTTTCAAATGGTGCGTTTCTACTTCGCTTGCAAGATACTGTTACTAAACCCTTGTTAACTGTATTTAATTCTAATTGTATTTGTGTTTCTGCTTTCTTTTCTAAAAACGAACCTAAATGTCCTGTAGGTTTATCTGAACCAAAGTTGCTATGAATAACTGTTACTATATGACAATTTAATTCTTTACTCCATTTCATTAACTTCTGCACTACAGCATTTGATTCTTCAATGTTATTTACATCAGAACATAAATCTGCAATACCATCAATAATTACTAAACCTATTTCTTTGCCTTCTAATTTGTCATAAAGATAATATTCTATAAATTCAACACGTTCTTTAAATGATAATTGCCTTAATGCTAATGTATGGTATCTATCAGTTTTTAAAGCAGTCATATCCAAAGGTCGTTTAAATACCATTTGTGCGTGAAAATTCCCTTGTTCAGTGTCAAAATGTATAATGTGTTTGTTTTCCCTATTGGCTTTTAATTCACCACAAAACGATTCTAAATTTTCTGCTAAATATACTGCTGATAATAAACTTACAAAAAATGTTTTCTTTGATTTTGGTGGTGCTTGTACAAAGCTAAAATTACCATAAGTTCCTAAAGGTACAGGGTATTCTTTTGAACCATCTTTTGTTTCATAAGTTTTAGTTCCAAATGATATTGCAGGTTTAGGATATTCTATTTTTTCTAATGGATTTATAAAGCAATCTTCTTCAAACATTTGCATTAATAACCTTTGTGCTTCTATATCCATATTATTGTTTTCTTGTTTTTTGTTTAAAAAAAGGGTAGCTTTTACACTACCCAATTAAATTTAGAAAGGTAAATCATCTGTTACCAATTCTTTTGTGCTAACTTCTGCTTTTTTATCAGCAAGTTTAATGTTACCATCAGTCCAAACTACATTACCATTACCCAAGTATGATTTAGGTTTTTTTGCTTCACGTTCTTCTTTAGTTTGTGAATCTGTAGCAGAAACATTTTGACCCCATTGGTTAGATTCGTCATTTACTCCAATCGTAAAATTGTAATAAACAGCTCCATCTTTACCTTGAACAAACTTTTCTTTTGGTAGTTTGTCAACTCTTAAACTTAAATTAATTAATGCACCCATATTATTTGTTTTTATTTGCCTACCTTTTTTTACTGTTGTCAGCTATTCAGTTTTTATTTATTTATTAAAATATTCAGGATATATAATTTCTAACCATTCACTATCCCATAAATTATTTTCAGTTAAATATTGAGTAGTTAATTTTGGTATATTTTTCATTTAGTTAATTCTTCTTTAACTTCTTTAGTCATTTTATACTTACCTTCAATAGTTGCAATATTACCACCATTTTTTAAATATTCAATAGCTTTATTAAATTCAGGTGTGTTTTTATTTAACCATTTTAAATCATCTTTAGAAGTAGTCTTTTCGTGCTTATTAACTGCATCTGAATCTTGTGTGTCATCAATTAAAAGTAAATTACCTAATGCGTACTTTTTAGCATAACTTGATGCAGAACCAAACTTTTGTGGCATTTGCATTCCTTTCTGATCTAAATCAATACCAACTATAGCAGTAGCTTGAATAGTGTCTAAATCATCGTTTATAGAAGCTGTAGAACATAACATTGGAAATTGATTAAATTGTGAGTGAACCATTGATTCTGTAATTGTAAAATTTACTTGGTACTTTTCGTTAAATGGTTTAAGTGCTTCTAATATATCTTCTGCACTTCTAAAATTGTATTTTCCAAAGCTGTTAAACTTTGATTTACTTGCTTTAAATTCTTTTTGAATTAAAGATAATTTTTGATTTAATGTTAATTCCATTTTAATTTGTTTTTAAGGTTAATCTTCTATTTCTATAAATTCACAATGTTCCAAACATTCGGGACATAATCCATATTCAGGCATATCAGTATATGCACCACAACATTCACTTTCCATATTAATTTGTTTTAGAGTTATAAAGTTCTTGTTTAATAATTGTTTTGTATGCTTCAGGGCATTCTACATCAGCTAATTCAAAAACATAAGTTTCTAATACTGATATGTGATGTTCTAATTTGCAAATTTGTGCCTGTAATGCTTCCATTCTAAATCTGTTGTAGTCTAATAAATCTTTCATTATAATAATGT